TTGGCTGGCAACGTAAAGCTGCTTAGCCATTATCTCAAATTTTAACGAACTATTGATATACTGCAGTTCGGAAGGAATGTTTACATCTTCAAGATTTACCACATACGAGAATGCCGAATCTTCGATTCTTTTGATTCCGTTTGGCAATATAATTCGCCTAAGGTGTATTAGGGTTATGTATCCATCTTCTATATTCAATTGCTCTGAATGCCAAAAAGCATCTTCGGGGATGATGCCATTTTTAACTTCGGCATTTTCCATATTTATGACCGAAAGCTTTCCGTTAAAGGAAGCATCCCACAGTGTGTGGAAATCTACATCATCGACAGTTCCCCTAACGACTAAGGAATCAACTTTATAGATGTTGTCTCCTAACAGTTTCGCCAAATCTCCTCCATGCGATGTTATGTCCATGCTATTAAAATCGCTATTACCATCTATAGCCTTAGGAGCTTTTATTGAATATTTATAGCGGTTTATCTGTAACTGCTTTTGAGTATTTGCCAAAGCGTCTTGTTGCGACACGTTTTGAATCTGTGCAAATGAAACTGTTGAGAATAAACAGTTCATTATAAGACCCACACAAAATAACAATCCTTTCATACCACAAATGTTTTAAAGAATCTATACCATTGTTAATGAACCCAGTGTAATTCATAAAAGAAATTACGTTTCAAACGTTATAAAAAAAATGAATAGCATCGTGCTTTTTGTCAACAAAAGATATAATTCAACCGTCATTTTAACAAATATTACATCGTGTCCGCTTTGCATTTTGTTCATGAACATCCGTGTTATGCTATTCGCTTTTATACAACAAACTTGTTATTCCGCATTTCGCTCATGACCGATCATATACGGGGATCTTGTCTGATTCTATAATGAGTTTTTTCGCGGAGGTGACTTGTATTATATTTGCGCAAACTTAGATGGATTCTTGCAAGTCATGAGCCATACAACTGCAAAGAGTCAGAACACGATGCGCTGCGAGCGAATGCCGTAGGAAGAGTCGTATCAAAACCTTGTGCGGTAACCGTTCATTATCCGTAGCGGAGGTCTCCGGCCTCCGCAGCACCAAGGTATGTAGAGTAAAAAGCGTAAATGCTCACACCATATTATATCGCTCAATTTAAAAACGAACACGAATAACACAAATTTCACGAATCGTTGCAACTATATAGTTTAGCCACACCACCATAACAATAAAAAACCGCATGGCTTTTTTGAGAAGTCATGCGGATATCCTTTTTAAAACTTACACGACTCTAAAGCCCTTAAAATCTCAATCCCAAAGAGAAATAGGCGCCATTGATATTCTTCATACCCTTAGCCGAAAAATCTTTGAGAGTGTATCCCACACCTACCGTAGGCACAAGACGGTGCTTCTCGGTGTGTCCATACCAATGAACGCCAACATTATAGGAGGTGTTCTTGAAGTCGGAGCTTCCAACGGATGTCGTAACAAACGCACGCAACTCGAAATCGCCAAGCTTGTCGTTCTTCTCAGGAAGGAAAACGTAGCCTAAACCTCCACCCAGATTCGTAGCGCTATTGTAGTCGTGCGTTGCGCCGTTCTTTGGCATAAAATACGAAGTGGTTGTTGTGGCATGAAGCGAGAATCTATTGGCAAACGTATAGTTCAAGTCGACATTAACATCGAGCGGCAACACCTTATTGCTGGGTGTACAAGCGCCCAACGAAGCCTCAACGTGCAGAGGTATCGACTTACTGCTTGCTTCTGATTGCGCATTAGCGCCGATTGTCGCGAACAACACAGCCGCAACTGCTGCCGTGCGAACGATTCTACTGTTTTTCATATAATTCTTTTTTTATAACTCTACTCGTTTAGCTTTTCGACTCCGCTCCTTTATTCACATCCGTGAACTGTCTGGTCAGCTCAAAATATTGGTTTCATAGACATTTTGATGTCACAAAAGTAGGTTTTTCTATCAGAACAGAAAAAAAAGGATACTGTCTTTGCGCCATTTTTAACATAATTATGCCACTTTTTCATTACATTTTTACAACTCTAAGCATTATTGCAGAGAAAAGAATAGATTATAGTAAGAAACAGATTGAGCCTTGCGGTTTTCAAAATCATAGAATTTAGGTATTGCGTAAAAGTCGGAAGCAAGCTAATTTTGCAGCGGTGATAAAACCAAATTCTTTAACCATACATTTACAAATAAAAAACAACTAAGATTATGAAAACAACTGTTATCATCTACGGCACAAGCACTGGCACCTGCGAAGACCTGGCTGGCAGAATAGGAGCCAAACTGGGCGTGGACAACGTTATCAACGTGACTGACCTCGACGCGAGCGTTCTCGCCGACAACGAAAACCTTATTCTCGGCACGTCTACATGGGGCGCAGGCGAGATGCAGGACGACTGGTATGACGGCATAAAAACACTCAAGGGCGCCGACCTCAGCGGCAAGACAGTGGCTCTCTTCGGCTGTGGCGACTCGGAGTCGTACCCCGACACATTCGTGGGCGGTATGGCTGAGCTATACAATGCCGTTAAGGCGGCTGGCGCCAACGTAATAGGAGCCGTAGCTACAGACGACTATACGTTCGACGATTCGGAATCGGTGGTAGACGGCAAGTTCGTCGGACTGGCTCTCGACGAGGTGAACGAAGACGACAAGACCGACGAGCGCATCGACGCTTGGGTGGCTGAAATAAAGCCATGCCTCTAAACCACACGCTATAAGTTCTCACTCTTACAATCAATTATTAAAGTTCGCAATCATGCAGCAATCCACAATTTTACCAGTAGACATGAAGGTTCTGATGAACCATATCTACGAATACAAGAAGGGAGTGCGCCGTATGGTGCTCTTCACGTTCAACAAGAAATACGAGGACTTTGCCATACGCCGACTGGAAAGCCAGAACATAAAATACGTCATACAGCCCGTTGGCAACGACCGCCTGAACCTGTATTTCGGCAGAGAGGAGTGCCTTAACGCCATACGCATGATTGTGACACGACCGCTCAACCTGCTCACGCCCGAAGAAGACTTCATGCTCGGTGCTATGCTCGGCTACGATATCTGCTCGCAGTGTGAGAGATACTGTGAGCGTAAGGGCAAGTGCAGCAGAAACGCCATTCAGACGATGGATAGCGCATGCTGCATGCAAAAGAACTGCGGCTAAGGCTGGTGGCTTCGGTCGTAACTTCGAATGTTGATGCCAGAAGACTATGGCTGAAAGATACAGCTTTAAGGCTGGTAGATAGGCTGATAGATATTGCGTCCTGCAGATTATCTGTCAGCCTTTATTGTGCTCATACCGTGCGACGTAAAGCTATTCTGACAGATATGTCAGTTTTTTCTGCGTACTTGTGTTTTTATAGGAGATTGCTGATAGAGCAAAAGCAGGTTAGATCCAAGGTTCCTTTGCGGAAAGAGACAGCAGAGAGGCAAATCCTATCCAAAAAACCACGGTGCTTATCAAAAAAATGACAAGGGCTAACGATGATTTACAATCGGTAATTATGAGAGCGGCAACAGATATAATCCAAATAATTAAGGAATAGGACATTACTGTAGTCCATCGCTGCCATTTCTTTTTTCTATCGGAAATTTCGTCGCCGTTTTTCATATCATAAGACTTTTATGTTTACAAAGACAAAGATACAAAATTATTTATTACAAAGTGGTTTAGGCATTGAAAATATGGCAAAAGAGCAACAAAAAAGCCGCTGACAGCAGTCAGCGGCTTTTTTTGTAAGTATAAACATAAGGATTGATTATCCGAAGTTGTCGTACATTATTTTGTTGCCGTTGATATTCAATGAGTTGCGCTTGTCGGGGGACGGAATTGCAAGCAAAAGGCGTTTCGGTCCTACACCTGTAGACCATTTTGTTGACGCCAACGAAATGGTGCTACAGGCTTGCGAGCCACTTCTTGCCCGACTTTGTATTGAGCCAGATGATTATGCCAGTTGCTATAACCGACAAAAAGAAAAATGCGAATGCAAGTAGTACCATAAGCATGTTTTTTAATTATTCATTACTATTGTTTCTACAGGCTTGCGAGCCACTTCTTGCCCGACTTGGTATTGAGCCAGATGATTATTGCAACCACTACAGCGAGGAACGCTGCAAATGTCACTATTGCGTAGATCATACTCTTATCTGCTTAAAATTTTAATCAATACAGAGAAAGTCCTATTCTTATCTGCTTAAATTTTTAATCAATATAGAAAAGTCCTATCGTAAGGACCAGACCTAAAAGCAGAAACCAAATTACTATTGTTTCTACAGGCTGTTAAGCCATTTCTTTCCCGATTTGGTGTAGGACCAAACGACAAGACCACCACTTATAACAGCCATGATTACCAAAAAAACTTCTAATGTACCCATAATCATTTGTTTTTTAAAATTCTATATCCAAAGATGGCGAAGCAAACAGAAACGAATGTTCCGCATCCTACCACTATCCAATTTACTGCGATGTACTCATTTGTGAAAATAGGAACGAATCCGCCTAACACAATCGCAGTGAATACGAGTTTAGACAAGTCGAAGAAATACTTTGCTAAGGTTTCCTTTACGGTCCTGTCCCAACTGCGCGCCTCCTTCTTTTCTTCTTGTTGTTTGCTAAAGTTTCCCATTGCAAAATTAGTCATTTCCTACTTCGACAATTTCTCGTACACCTTAAGCTATTTCTTAATAACTCAATGTATACATAATAGTACATTAAAAATACAATATTTTGTTGTAATTATATACAACATTTTGTTGTAATTATATATTTGTACCTTTGCAGGTTTCGCCTTCTCGCTTTTCCTGAGGGCGCAGCCTACTTCTCCACCATCCGCTCGTACACCTTGATGAGGCGTTCCTTCTCAGCGAGCAGAGCTTCGAGCGACTTGATGCGCTCCTGAAGCACGGCCGCGTCTGCCGAAGCGTTTGTAGTAATATGATGCGCCGTGCCATTCCCTGCTACAGCCACACCTCCATTATCGGCTGTTGCTGCGCCTTGTTCTTCTTTTGTGCGGAAGCAATCAAAAAAATTGAAATCCAAAGCCTCGCTAATGGCCACAAGTTTATCTGTGTCTATGCTTGATTTACTCAAAATTCTATTAACATTCTGCTGAGGTATACCTATCTTTCTTCCAAATTCCGACTTGGATATACCGAGTTCGTTAAGCTTCTGCTCAATACTCTCCCCGATGTCTACTTTTTCAATACTCATAAGCATTTATGATTTATATAAATCGTTATTTGGTTAATAAATACTAAATTCAATACATGTAATAATCATTTATGATGTATGTAAATCAAATTTGATTATCTTTGCACCATAAAGTTACAAACAATAAATGAAACAGGCAATGAAAAAGGAAGAAAACCATCACGAAAAGTCGCTTCTCGGGCAGTTCTCAGAGCTTGCCCTTGGCGAGAGTCTGACGGTACCCGTCGGACGTTTGAGCTACGTGCGTAACATCTGCACCACCTTCGGTATGCAGTGGGGAAAGAAGTTCACAACGAAAGTGAGCCGCGCCGAAGGAGTCGTAACCGCAACACGCACCGTGTAGCGAAACATTTAACAGCAACATATAGTATTAACAACTAAAAACAACGCATAACATGAGAAAGCAATATTACATCGACAGCCCGTTCTGGAGAAAGATAAACACCCGCACGGAAGCGCTCGGCGAGTTCCTCGCGGGCTTCAAGCACACGCTGGTAGAGTTCAACGACGAGCGCACGCCGCACATCACGAAAGAAGATCTGCTCGCCTTCATCGAGCTTCACGTCTCGAACATCAACGAGCGCAGAGGCAGAGGCCGCAAGCTGAAAGTGGCAATGAACGAGTTCATGGACGACATAGTCTACAGTTTCTACCTCGGAGACAACGGCGAAAACGTTGGCAACATCCGACTGAAGCCTGTACAGAAAACCATCGGCTGTGCCGACGATGTCGAAGGAAAGGAGGCGGAGAATGATTAATCTGAAATTAGACCGCAAGGAGTTCTTCGCAGTGATAGAAGGACTCGTGCGCAGCTCACAGAGCGCACAGTACGTCTGGCGCGAGATAGTGTACAAGAGCATCTTCAACATGAACGCCGAAGACCTCGACTACCTCTGGTATTACCTACGCCGTGACATCCATCCGTGCTACTTCTACGATCACGACGGCACAACAGAGCCGCAACCCGGACTCGACGACTTCGCGCACGCCCTCGCAGCGATGCACAGAGGCAACCGCTACACCGTGGTGTGCCAGGGTCCGAAGCAGGCGAAGCAGCACAAGTACTTATGCTACAAGTACAACGGCGAGTACCGCCCACTGCTGAACGTCGGAGTGACGTGCAAGCGCTTCCAGCCGTTCGACGCCGTGATACCGAATGAATGGATAAAGATTGTAGGACACAGAAGCGTGCCTGAGAACATCTACGTGCCTGACGACAAGAAGGCATGGTGGACGGAGCTCCCGGAATAGCAACCGCTAACGGCGTGAACGTTCAGAAACTTGCAGGTAGACGAACAATATACGCGAAAGACGCCTCGGAACGTAGCCCGGCTTGTTTGGCAGCCGCCGTACAACGTACAACGGAATGCTGGTGCGGACGCATGGCAGCGAAGGAAAACGTAACCACCGCACACTTTTAGTAAAGACGCCCTAAACCCAAAGGAATATGCGAAACTACAGAGACCTCACGCCGCATGAGGTGGAAAGACTCAAAGACGAGTATCCCATAACGGCAAACAGACACCTCGCCATTCGCTATGATGTCAGCATCGACGGCATCAGCAAACTGGCAAAGAACCTGGGCTGGAAGAAAGACCGCACGTCGGTACGCATAGGCAGCGGCGGAGGCCATACGCCAACATCAGAAGAGGAGGCGTGGATAGTGCAGCATTTCCCGAATACGCCAAACACAGAGATTATGCAGCGCATCGACATCGCCGAAAGCACCATCTACAGGATAGCCAGGAGGTACGGACTGAAGAAGGACAAGAGATACCTAAGCCGTATGCGCCGGGCCAATCTCAAGGAAGCCTCCCGAAAATGCAAGGAGCTCGGCGTCTACAAGGAGAATGCAAAGCACGCCAAGGCTATGTGGGAGAAAACGAAGATGCGGCCTCGCGAAGAGTGGCCAGGCTACAAGCCCGGACTCAAGCCGTGGCAGCAGCCAGGGATGACACGGCGCAAATACGTGCGGGGCAGACAAAAGGCAGAGGAAACCATGAGGCATCAGCGCAAGATGGAACGCTTCCGCATCATGTCCGGCGAAAAGCAGCAGACCAAGCTCAAAGTGTGCAGGAACATCACACGCAGAGCTTCGATACACAAGTACATGATGATAAAGGACTGCAACTATTTTGCGATAGAGGGCGAAGTGAACACTATATGCTACGACGAGCAGACACGACGCTCCATGAAGCGCGAAGCAACGGCAAGACGCCTCGGGCTGAAGGTAGAAGCGGCTGACGAATAGGAAGAAACAGAATAAAACGACTAAAAAACGACTAAAAACATACAATCATGCAACAGAAAGAATTTGAAGAACTCACGGGATTACAAGTGACCCCTGAGGAATACTACGAGATAGAGCAGATATACAACACCGTAGACACCATCGACAAGAAGGAGTTCTGCGAACACTGGAAGCGGGGAAACTACATGTACATCTTCGCACAGCTCGTAAAGAAGGTAAGAGACTACGAGAAGTGGGTGAATGATAACGAGAAGTGGGCGAAAGAACAGAGCGAAACGAAAAACGCCTGCATCCCGGTGCTGCTCGACAAGGCAGACTCCTACGGCGACTACAAGCTGAAGGAGGTAGCAATAAGCCTCGCAGGAGTGAGAACGACGGCGAAGATGTGCGTGGAGCGCGGCTACAAGCTCTGCGTAGACGAGAAGAGCTACCTCCTCGCCATGATCGCCGCCGACGAAATGACACCAAGTCTCGACCATGCTGAAGATTAACGGACAACGCTTCTGGGAGAAGCCCTGCTATTGTGGAGCCTGCCCGTTCTACTTCGGCTACGGCAAGACAAGCAACATGGAGAGAGAAAGCTCGTCTGGCTTCTGTGTACAGTTCGAGATACGGAAACGATACTACGATCATATACCGAAGCGCTGCGCAGATATATTTGAAAAAGCCTTCACTTACCCGGACGGCAGCGAACTTGTAATAGTGTTCAGATCACGCTCCAGCCCAAAGCCGACATCTAACCCGTAATAGTATCCAAACGAACCAAACAAACAACGCAATATGAAACAAATAATAAGCAACTACAGATACTGGGTGCTCTTCGCACTCGCTTCTGTGATGATCATCGGACTCATCGTCGTGCCAAGCACTGACACGACCTTCGGCATGTACGCCGCAGTGATCTTCGGAAGCAAGGCTGCATCCCTCGTAGCACTACTCGCTTTCTGCCACTACTATATGAAGTGGAAAGACGAGGGAAGTATATCAGAACTCACAGACTTAGAGGAGGAATAGATATGGAGAACCTGGAGAACAACGAGAGCGCCAACATAATAGAGCAGCTCGAAAGAATACGCACGGCGACCATCCTCGCCACGAAAGCGGTATATAACACGGCAGAGGCAAGCGAGTACATGGGCATAAAGATAGGCTTTCTCTACGAGCTCGTAAGGGCACGCAAGATAAACCACTTCCGCAGTAAGGGCGGCAAGCTCCTCTACTTCAAGCGCAAAGACCTCGACGACTGGATGCTGTACAACTCGGTGCCGGCATGTTACGCCGCCGCTACACCAGCAAGAGTGAGAGCGAAGTCTTTCGCCTATTAAATCGGGAATAAGTTATTAATTGAATAGAATAGAATCCAAAAATTCAGGCAGTCCGGCACTCGGGTTTTCGTTAGGTTTTGAGTGTTTTTCATTTTCCTTTTGTGCCGGACGCACCATGCCCCACGTCGGGAGACGGACGGCATGGTTGTTTTCTGAAACTCTGTTCTACGAATAAAACATCAACGATATGGAAGGATTCATGCTATATACCGCCCAATACCCTGCAATCAAGACGATGACGCAGGAGCAGAAGGGCGACCTTCTCGACGCTCTCTACGCCTATGCGATAGACGGTGCGCAGATAAGTGCTGAGGCTGACCCGATGGTGCAGATGGCTTTCGCCTTCATACGCGACGCCATAGACCGTGCACAGGGCAAGTACGAGGCGAAGTGCGAACGCAACAGGCAGACGGCTCTGAAACGTGAGCAGAAGAAGCGAGAAGCACAAACGTACACGAACGTACACGAACACGATGCAGACAACGCAGTGGAACACGAACGTGAAGGAAAAGCACAAACGTGCACAAACGTGCACGAACGTGTGTCGCAAAGCACAAACGTGCACAAACGTGGTAAAACAGCACGAACGTGCACGAATGTGAACGAACGTGCACCGCAGGGCACGAACGTGCACGAATGTTCACCTATAAAAACAAAACTAAACTAAACAAAACAAAACAAAACAAAACAAACCCCTCTATAGAAAGAGGGGGGAAAGAAAAAGAAAAAGAAAGTTCGCAAGCGGCCGTTTCTTTTTCGGCCCTCTCGCCCACCCCCACCCCCACGGGAGAGAGTTCTGACGGAAGTGAGGAAGCGGAGGCACAGAGAAGATGGGTGGAGATTGACGCCGAGTGCGTGGCGCTGAAAACCTACTGGAACGAGCAGGCTGAGAAGACAGGCAGCCTGGTGCGCCGTGTGACGCTGCTGACAGACGCCCGCAAGGCCCTCGTAAGGGCAAGGCTCGCCGAATACGACAACGACATAAACGTGCTGAGGCTCGCCGTCGACAAGATAATAGCAAGCAGCTATGCCAACGGAGAGAACCCGAGAAGCTGGGTGGCAACCTTCGACTGGCTGATGACGCAGGAGAACTTCGTGAAGACGCTCGAAGGCAACTACGACAACGCCCTGCGCCGCACAAAGCAGGGCTGCGACAAGCCAGCGTCCGCAGGCTGCGATATGACGGAAGCCATAGCTGAGGCTCAACAGGACAGCGGCGACAAGGAACGGGAACTGAAGGAGCGCATCGAGGGCATGGTGCGGCTCGTGAACCGCGATCCGCAAAGCAGTGCCCGCAAAGCCCTCGAAAACTACGAGCGTAACGGCACGCTCAAAAGACTCGGCATCGTATGGGAACCGCTACTGCATCAGGCATGAACGGCAAGTGCAAGACTTGCCAGCACACAAGACGCTGCATCAACGGAGCATGGTGCGCAAAGCTCGGCAGATACGTAGAACACGCCCTGCGCCCTCCGTGCCAGGACACAGCAAGAGAACAACAAACCAAGTAAAAACGACATGGAACAGAAAACATACTACCTCGACACAGGCAACGACCGCGTCTACTTCAACGTGATAGGCAGCGAGACGGTGTGCCGCAACAAAACATCGAGAGTGTCGGAAGACAAGTTGATAACCTTTCTCCAGACCGCCAAGGAACTGGGGCTTAAAGCCGGAAGCCTATGAACACGCTGATACAAGGATCCGTCGGCCATCGTGTGATGCTCGCCTCGGAAAAGCAGGTGGAAGAGATGCAGAGAAGAATATCGCGCTGCTCGGTGCTCTTCTTCGTGATATGCGGAGCGGCATACAACTGCGCACAGTCAGCAATGGTAGATGCCTACGAGGTGCTAAGCAAGACGAAATACTGGCGTCACGGAGTGAAGAAGGGAGTGAAGCAGGCTCTGTCGGCATACGACCGCTGGAACGTGCACGTGAAGCACCAGGCAGGCGAGACCTACGGCCTGTGGCTCGACACCACGGACGCCGTGTACGACGAGATGAGGCCGCACATACAGAAGCTCTTCTTCTCGGTAGACGCAGAACTGTTGAGGCTGAACGTCGACGATCATCGGCTGAAGGCTCACATGCTCACGGCTATGACGGTGATAGAGATCTGCTGCTATATGCACGACCAGGCAATGGATCAGTTCCGTGAGCAATGCGGTACGCCGATACGTGCAACCTTCGGACGCAGCGACTTCAACGCCGTGCGCCAGACATGGGAGACGGCATGTGCAGAGCTGTTCAAGCAGGCAGGCGACCCCGTGGTTTGTCTCAACGGTAACAAGGAGTGGGAGTTGGCAGTGAAGGTGCTGCAGAACAAGTTTGACAACCACGAGATGTATAACCGTGCGGCAAGCTATGCCCTCGATATGAACCCGGACCGAAGAGGAGAAGGAGGCAGCATGTTAGAAGCGATACAGATACCTCACCAGTTCAAGCCGGATATAATCATCGGCATCGACCCCGACGTAGACGAGAGCGGCGTAGGCGTAGTCTACCGCACAAGCAGAAGCGTAACGCCCATGAAGTTCTCCTTTCCTAACCTCATCGACTATCTCACCATGACGCGAGACATGAACCCCGGCAAAGTGCTTGTGGTACTGGAGGGAGGCTGGCTTGTCAGATCTAACTGGCATCTCGGAGGCGGCTACATGACGATGCAGAAAGCCGCCGAGCTCGGAAGACGCACGGGAATGAACCACCAGACGGGCATCCTCATCGAGGAAATGTGCAGCCATCTCGACATACCGTGCACGGTAGCGAAGCCTATGCGCAAGGTATGGAAAGGCAAGGACGGAAAGATAACGCAGGCTGAGCTTCAGAAGTCGGTAGGCGTGACGAACCGCCTGCCAAGAATGAACCAGGATCAGAGAGACGCATGCCTGCTGGCATGGGTGTACGCCGGGTTCCCGGTTAAAGTATAAACACACAAGGATATGATAACGACTCGCCCAGATGTAGAGCTTGACGGCCTCTACACCGTAAGCAAAGCAGCTGCAGCCCTGCATGTGGACCGTCATACTATCAAGCGCTACGCAGCCAAAGGACTGATAACCTTCCGCAGAAGGCAAGCCAACGGCAGACCTGTGACCACTGGAAGGCAGATACTGAGGTGCTGGCGCAGTCTCTACTCGTGACGATCATCTTTAAACCTACCCAAAATGGCAAAGGACAAGGACTACAGAAGACTCATACACACCGCACAATGGGTAAGGCTGAGACGCGCAAAGCTGACAGCCTTTCCGCTGTGCGAGAGGTGCAGGGAAGAAGGCAGGCTCGCTCCGGCTACCGAGGCGCATCACATACGCCCGGTGGAAGAAGGTCTCACGTTGAGGGAGAAGGAGCAGCTGATGTTCGACCCTCACAACCTGCGGGCACTCTGCCATGAGTGTCACGTGAAGACGCACACGGAGATGGGAAGATGCGGAAAGAAGCAGGCGAAGGAAAGAGCGGAGGCCCACCTTCTCCGCTTCAAAGACAGGTTCATGGGGTAGCACCCCCCGGGGTGGTTTTTTAAAAGGGGGTGCACCCCTTCTAAACCTCGCCCGGCCCTTTTTCCACGCGCAAGAAAAATTTCGAGCCGTGGGGGCTGAAGACCTAAAACAGGACATTTGGCACACTATAAAAAACGCATGGAAGACAAAAAGCAAAAGTTCTTGGAAGCCCTGATGCAAGGATACGGCATTATAGCCGTCGCCTGCGAGGCTGTCGGCATAAGCCGCAGCACCTACTACCGATGGTACAACAGCGACCCCGGATTCAAGGAGAAGGTGGACGAGATAGCCGAGACGCAGACGGACTTCGTGGAGAGCAAACTGATGCAGCTCATCAACGCCAACGACACCACGGCGATAATATTCTACCTGAAGACCAAGGGCAAGAAACGAGGCTACAGCGACAAGGCGCAGAAAGACTTTGCGCCATCGGCGGAGCCTATCCTACCTAATCCCTCCGACGCAAAGGAGCGCCGACGCATAGAGCGCAGGGTGAAGAACAAGAAGGACTACATCATAAAGCTGCTGAAGAGCCAGGGCAAGTACACCGCCGAGCTGACATACCAGGTAGAGCTGACGGCGCAGCTGCTTGTCAGAGCGGAAGTGCTCAATGAAGAAATGCTCCGGGATGGCTACAGCTCCGTGAACGTAGAGTACAGCCGAGAGGGCAACGAACGACACACGGTAAACCCGAAAGAGAAGCTGTATCTCAACGTGGCGAGCCTGGCGCAGCGCGCGCTCCGTGCTCTCGGCATGAACAACGACGGCAAGGAGCGCAGGACTGAAGACGACACGCTCGACGAGTTTATGAAGGCAATGAAGGAGGGCGACGAATGACTGAAGAGGAGAAAGTAAGACTACGGAGCCTGAAAGCAGACACGGCGGCATGGCTGCAGAGAGACAGGGATGCCTACCCTACCCGCTATCGCTGTGCGCTCGTCGAGACAGACCGGCGCATCGGCGACTATGTGTACGGCGTGATAGATAACCCGGAACGGCACAACCTCTACGAGCTGCTGGCAGTGAAACGCTTCTTCCGTATGCTCGACCGCTACGAATGGAGCCCGAAGCGTGTAAAGCACTTCTTTCGCTTCTACCAGGCACTGCGCTTCAGCGGCATAAACGGGCGCACACGCTACAAGCTGACGCCGGTGCAGGCCTTTCAGTTCGCCAACATCTTCGGCTTCGTAAAGCCAGACGGACGGCGACTGATACGCTCCGTCTATCTCTTTGTGCCCCGCAAGTTCTCAAAGACAACCTCCAGTGCGGCTCTCGCCGTTTACGACATGCTCTTCGGCGACAACAACGCACAGGCTTACGTAGGAGCCAACAGCTACGACCAGGCGAAGATATGCTTCGACGAGATACGAGCCATAATGTTTGACCTCGATGCAGGCGGACGCCACTTCCGGGTGAACCGCGAGAAGATAACGTTTCTCGATCGTGGCCGTGACAGTCTTATCCAGTGTCTCACCGCCAACGCCAAGACGAAAGACGGCCTGTACGCCTCGCTCGTTATCATGGACGAGTATGCGCAGGCCCGCAACACGGCAGGCAAGAACGGCGCAGACCTGAAGAACGTGCTTACAACCTCAATGGGTCCTCGTCGAGAACCGCTCGTGATAGTGATCACTACAGCGAGCGAGGTGGTGGATGGGCCGTTCAAGGGAGAGCTCGATGGTGTGATGGCGGTGCTGCGAGGAGAGAAGTCGAACGATACTATGTTTGCATCCATCTTCATGCCGGATGTCGACGACGACGAGGGCGACCCTGCGACATGGGCGAAGGTGCAGCCTCATCTCGGCATAACGGTGCAGCCCGACTACTACGAACGGGAGTACGAGAACGCACAGCTGTCAGCGGAGAATATGCTTGCCTTCCGCACAAAGCTGCTGAACATCTTCTGCGTGAGCGACGAGAAGACGTGGTTCACCTACGAGAAGGCGAACGATCTGCTCGGCAAGTTCGACATAGACAACGTTGCAGGACATCCCGACTGCGCCGTAGCGTTCGACCTCTCGATACATGATGATTTCAGTGCCGTGTCTTATACGATCTACTCAACGGAGTCGAAGAAGTTCTACTGCCATACCGACTACTACTTCCCGGAAGGAGCACTGAAAGGACACCCCAACGAGCAGCTCTACCGCTCATGGCACGCCCAAGGACACCTCCAGTTCTGCAAGGGACAGAAGATAGACGTGGCGCAGATAGCGGAAGACATTCTGCGCCGATCCAAAAAGGTTAACATCATACGCATAGGTTACGACAAGTACAAGGCGCAGGACTTGACGAGCATCCTCTCGTCGGTAGGAGCCCGCAATGTGCTCACTCCATACAGCCAGACATACGGCAGCTTCAACCTCCCGGTGGAGTCGTTCGAGATGCTGGCATGGAATGATCCGCCGAAGATAGTGTTCAACGACAACCCCATAAACACCTTCTGCCTCTCCAACTGCGTGCTCGACACCGACAACCTGGAGAACAAGAAGCCGCTGAAGCTGTCGCAGTACCGCAAGATAGACGGTACCATAACCATGCTGATGACGCTCGGGCTGATGTACACTTACGAAAGATAAAACGACGAAAACATGCAACAATAAACAACGTAATTATGACAAAAGAAGAATGTTGCCGAATATTCGGCATTGAAGACATCATGGACTTGCCTCAAGTCGCTATGGATGTTATTATGGGCGACAAGGCCCGCAGGGACGCAATCTACGCAGAGCTGCTCGATGTCAACCGCCATGACATGAGCTACGACTGGTTCCGTCAGCTGTATGAAGAGGAGTTTGCACAGCGCAAGAAACAGAAACAGGACTTCACGCCGTGGGAGGTGTCGGAGCTTGTGGCGAAGATAGCCGTGCCAACAATAGGAACCATACACGAGCCGACGGCGGGTACCGGCGGACTGATAATAAGCGCATGGTGGGAGCAGTGTCGGCGTGTTGCGCCGTGGGAACACTTCCCCTCACGGCACATGATAACGGTGTGGGAGCTTTCCGACCGCTCCGTTCCGCTGCTGTTGCTCAACCTGAGCATCCGCGGCATTATGGGCTACGTTTACCATGGTGACGTGCTTGAGCGCAGCGTCAAGGCTCGGTACATACTTCTGAATCAGCATGACGACACCCTCGCATTCAGCGACGTCGTACTGGCGAAACCTGGAGACCATATTGTGGAACACTAAAGATTCAAGAAAGATGCTCGTAAAAGATATAATACCTATATGGATGGAATACAAACGACCTTATGTGAAGGAGTCCACGATGGCTTCCTATACGCTGGCAATAAAAAACAGCATACTGCCAGCGTTTGGCGAATGCGATGATTTGACCGAGGATATAGTTCAAGAATATATATTAGATAGCGTAACGGCAGGATTGTCAAAGCATACAATAAAAGATCGTCTGGTGGTGTTGAAAATGATTATGAAATTCGCCTCCAGTAAAGGATGGATGCTATATCACGATTGGAAGGCTGTATTTCCTACCTCCACTAAAGGAAAGATCGAGATTAGCATATTGACGGTGTCAGAACACAAGAAGATTCTTGATTACATAAAAGAACACTTTACGTTCTACAGCCTCGGCATATACATTAGTCTGACGGCAGGATTGCGTATCGGCGAAGTTTGCGGTCTGAAATGGGAGGATATTGACTGCGACCGCGGCGTTTTAAGTGTACGGCGCACAGTGGAGCGTATATATGTACTGAATGGCGAGAAGAACTTCACCAAGATTGTTTTAAGCGAACCTAAAACCACAAACGCCCGCCGTGACGTCCCTATATGCAAAGAGTTGATGTCTATGGTGAAACCCTTAAAGAAGGTCGTCAACGAGAACTTCTATGTTCTAACCAACGCCGAGAAGCCTACGGAACCACGGACTTACCGCAACTTTTTCTACAGGCTCATGGAGAAAATCGGTATGCCGCATATCAGATACCATGACCTGCGTCACACGTTCGCGACCCGCTGCATCGAGAGCAAGTGCGACTACAAGACCGTAAGTGTGCTGTTAGGACACGCCGACATAGCGACAACGCTCAATATGTATGTGCACCCCGATGAAACGCAAAAGCGCAACGTCGTCAACAAGGTGTTCAGAACACTGAACAGATAACATTTTTAGGAGAGCTACGTATATAAGCAGTTGTTTACATTTTTGTTGATTAGTTTCGGAGCCGCTGGCGCGTGATGCGTCGGCGGTTTTTTATTAAATCTTTGTTGAAAATAAACGGACACCCAAGACTTAAATTTTTTCTGTTATATTACTACAAAAAAGTGTAGTAAATACTTGTATAATACAAAAATTTGTAGTACCTTTGCATTGTTAAAATAAAGGTAATACAAATGAGTAAATTAGAAAAAATGGAGGTGACTCCCGAAGAAAGGGAGCTCCTCGAAGCAGTTCGGAGCTACAACAAGTCCTACCCCGATGGTTATCCGCAACTGCTATGGTACGCACAAGAGCTGTTCGACAATCTTATCAAGCAGCCAGATTGAACAACAATTCCCCCTCCCTTCGGGGAGGGGTTAAAGATAAAGAGTATAAAGACAACCTTTAAAACAAAAATGAGATGGAGACAGTAATGGTACAGCCGGTTTTGATTACCGACATGAAGAAGAAAGTGGCAGACATTATGATGGCAGTGTCGTGGCGTGACTTTGCCAACACTTACTTTCAGAAGTCGTCGTCATGGTTCTATCACAAGATGGACGGCATTGACGGCAACGGTGGCAAAGGCGGTTTCAACGAGAGTGAGGCTGAGCAGATGCGTGGCGCACTTATCGACTTGAGCAACCGCATACGACACGCCGCTGATAATATTTAACAAATGCACTACCCTCTCGGGGGAGGGCATAAAACGATATAAATATGGAATACGCAATCGTAAATCAGCAGACAACAGTGCGTCAGGTACTCAATGACGTGTACGAGGACATTAATTGGGCTTATCTCGCACAGAACTATTTTGGAAAATCCCGCAGCTGGCTTTATCATAAGTTCAGCGGACGCAACAACGGCAAGCCCGACGACTTCAGCGACATCGATCGCGAACGTCTTAAGGGTGCGCTTGTGGATATAGCAAACCGTCTGAGAATGACGGCTGACAAGTTGTAATAACTTTTATTTTGACACCAGCCTCGGAACTTCGGTTCCGGGGCTTTTTTACATCAAAAAATGGCAAACCGTCTCAGTTTACAGACGAAGAGCTAAAGACCTTACGCTTTGCCCTCAACGATATGTCAACAAAACTAAACGCTATGAGCTTGGCATTATAGCAATAGTTTTATCGCGCTTTAAGCCTCGGTGCGTGACGCATCGAGGCTTTTGCAAAATTATTTCATCTTTAGTATAGTTTTTTCATACAACTATTAATGATTATCTCAAAAAAAATCGCTTACTTTGCAAAAAAATAAGAAAGAAACAATAAAACAACAAACAAGGAGGCAAAACTATGTGCATTATCAACAATATCGCCCATTTTATAAAAAATGGTTTTACCGTTTTGCGCCATGCCTCTTCTGGCAAATACGAAGAGAACTCATTTGAGATTGAGGCACTAAAGCGTGAGATGTTCTGCAAACCATCAAATCGTCACACAGATATGGAAAACCTCAGAAAAGATCGTGACAATGTTGCTCGTGACGTACGCACGGCGTTTAATAATTTAGTTTTGAACAATGGCTAAACAATCCTATTCAATTAAGGGTACAAACATCTCTAACGGTGACGCAGTGGGCAACCATATTGAGCAAACTGTTTCTGTCGATGACAATATACTGCCTGCTCCACAAGAGTTGGCAGAGTATAAAAATATCGACCCCAAAATTGTTGACTTCCTTATAAAGTCGTCAGAGCGTGAGCAGCTTCACCGTCATAAACAAGATGAAAAGAAACTGAAGATACTCAGCTACAACGAACACAAGGTTGGCAATATGAATTGGTGGGGCATGTTTTTTGCCTTTTTTGCTATTGTTGCGACAATGGGCTTGGCAGCGTATGCTCTATATCTTGACCGAGCGTGGTTTGCAGGTATCTTCGGTTTGGCAGGCATCGCAAGCATAGCATCTGTGTTCATAAATAACAAAAGAACATAATACCTAACGTGTCGCTAATTTTATTTTGACTATTATACTATGACTTGCCAAGGATATTGAAATGGTCACTGTTTAATAAATTCAACACCGCCGCCCGACCATGCGGCACCATGACCGCTGCAAGTTTCTAATTCGCAGCATTCATTATATTAAAGAGCTTATTGAAGTCCTCGGTGCGTGACGCATCGAGGGCTTTTTGTATCATAGGCACTCGCTATAAAGCTTTCCAGTTCTTTAAATATTGGAAAGAACTGAAATTCTATGCTACTTTCTATATGTTTACGATTGTGAACAAAACTTAACAAACTAATAATTGCGCCACAATGTACCAAAATGCACCCAAATGCGCCATTTGCCATTTTAAAAGCTACTATAGTAGCTGTATCTTTGAGGATAAAAAGGCACACATACATGGGATTTTGGCAAAACATAACGAATTTTTTTAGAGGAGAATCGGGCAAGAAGGAAGAATCCGGAAGCAAAACGACCATCGCCGGAGACTACACAGGCTTCTTCGGCTACGGATCGGGAGCTACAGCCATGTCCGTTGCAACAGTGTACCGATGCGTGAAGCTGCTCAGCGAGAGCGTCGCCAACCTTCCGCTTCTATACATGAGACTGAAGGACGGCATCTTTGTAGAGGACAAGACAAGCCGCCTCCACTACCTGCTTGACGTACAGCCCGACTTCACAAAATCAGCGTTCGACTTCTGGAAGGAGACCGTAGAGCACGTGCTGCTTGATGGCAACGCCTACATCGTGCCAGTATACAACACGGCGACGCTGGAGATAGACAGACTCGTACTCTGCGGACGCGGCACGGTGTCGCACGATGTCCTGCGCGACACATACAACGTCACCGACATGATTAATGGTGTGTACGGCTGCTACAGAGAGCAGGACATCATACACATCAAAGGACACAGCGCAGACGGAAAGACTGGCATCAGCGTGCTGCAATACGCACGTCAGACTCTCGACATAGCGCTTACTGGCGACCGTGAGACGCTGAAACGCTTCGCCAACGGCGGTAACGTGCGAGGTCTCGTGACAAACGACAAGTCGGTGACAGGCTTCGGCGAGTACCAGGACGCACAGCTGGAGAACACAGCCGAAAGCATTGACAACAAATTCCAGGGCGGCGAGCGCATCGTGAGTCTCCCGGGACAGGTGGACTTCAAACAGATTTCACTCTCGTCTACGGATATGCAGTTTTTAGAGAGCCGCAAATTTACGATACGAGACATTTGCCGCTTCTTCGGCGTGCACCCGTCTTTCGTGTTCGACGACACCAGCAACAACTACAAGAGTGCCGAGATGGCGAACGTGGCGTTCCTCTCCAACACGCTCAACCCTCTGCTGCGCAACATAGAGAACGAGATGCTGCGAAAGCTCGTCGCTCCGTCGCTGTGCTGCAAACGAAAGTTCCAGTTCGACCGCAGAGGTCTGTACGCCTGCGACCTCGACAGCAGGGTGAAGTATCAGGCGAACACCATCGCAGCAGGCATCTACACAGTGAACGACTGGCGTAAGGAAGAGAACAAGCCGCCGGTGGCAGGCGGAGACAAGGTGCTCGTATCGGCGAACCTGAAGGACATCAACGAGGGCTCCTTCGGCAATAATATCCAGTAACAAACCCCATACGATATGAAAAAGACAGAAGATACAAACAAGATCATTAAGCGTTGTTTAAGTACCCCGAATATGTTGCATGTGAGGGAGGCGGCAGAGGGCGAAGCCCCGAGCCGCACCATCACGGGGTACGCAATACTTTTCAATACTCCGTCAGAGCCTCTGTGGAGCGACGATGACAGCGAAGCCCGGGAGATGATAGCCCCGGGCGCTGTCAGTCAAGAGTTTCTTGACAGCCAGGACATCAAGATGACGATGTTCCATGACAACCACCTGCTTCTTGCGAGAAGCGACAAGGGAGAAGGAACGCTCACCTACTCCATCGACGACAAGGGCGTAGCCTTCGAGTTTGACGCCCCGAACACCGTAGACGGCGACAAGGCGCTCGAACTTGTGCGCCGCGGCGACATCAAGGGCTGCAGCTTCGCCTTCTCGACCCGCTACTACAACCGCGACTTCGTGGAGCGTACCAGCGAGACGGCGCCGAACGGCACGGTAAACATCACATACACCGTAAAGAGCATTCTCGGCATCTACGACTTCACGCTTGCCGCCAACCCGTACTACCCTGACACAAGCGTAGAGGCGCGAGAGCTTACCGACAAGCTGCGCGACGATCTGCGCCAAGCTCCGGCGAAAAAGAATAACGAGGAGGCAGACAAGCAGCTGCGCGAAATGCGCCAGGCAGCACAAAAACGAATTTTCTAATCATAAATCAGTAGTTATATGACGAAACCAAAGAACAACATTATCGTTCGCGAGCTTGTAAACAAGTATCAGGCGAACTGCGACCGCATCACAGAGATTGCGGACGCTTGCGAGAAGGAGAATCGTGAGCGCAACGAGGCGGAGAACGCCGAGTTCGAGGCGCTTACCCGTGAGAACCAGATTCTGCAGATGAAGATGCAGGCAGCAGCAGCCGAGCACCTCCGCGAGAATCCGAACGCCATCGAGGAGGCTACACGCATGATCCGCGAGAACAGCGCACAGGGCCAACGCACGGAGATTCTTCTTGTGCGAGACATGATGATGGTGTCTGACGTGAACAACGGCGGCATCGTACCTCTCAACGTACAGGAGATTATGCGTCCGCTGCAGGAAGGCTTTATCCTCGACAAGGTAGGTCTGCCTATGCCTACGGGCCTCGCAGGCGATTATGTATGGCCTCTCTACGAGAACGTGGACGCTGAGCTTGCCGGTGAGGGTGTAGAACTCACCGACAAGAAGATTAAACTGAGCAAGCTGAGAGCTACACGGAGCGCATCGGTATCGCCATCCCGGTAACCAACCAGTCGCTCAACCAGTCGCAGGGCATCCTGGAGATGATCGTGCGTGAAATCATGCCGCTCGCCCTCCGTCGCCTCCTCAACAAGGTAATCTGCAGCACCAACAAGTTGAACGCCTCGACAAAACTCACCGGTCCGTTCGTAGCCCTGAAGGCCAAGGCTACTACGCTGTCTGCTGTGCCTACCTTCAAGGAACTCAACGGCATGAAGGCGAAGATGTTCGAGACCGGCATCGAAGGCTCGAACGCTTGCTGGGTAATGACAAAGAGCATGGCAGCCATCCTCGAAGGTACGCCTGTCAACGAGAAGGGTATCTACGTTCCGATGATTCAGAACGGCGTGCTCTGCGGCCTCCCGGTATACACCAGCAACGAGATCCGCGACACCGACGGCACGGAGTTCATCGGTCTCGGCGACTGGAGATACCAGCCGATGGGCCTCTTCGGCGATATTCGCTTTATCGTTGATCCATACAGCAAGGCACGCAAGGACGCAGTGGACTTCGTTCTCAACGCAGACTACGCTACTATTACCGTACGCCCGGAGGCCTTCGCACTCGGCAAGGTTGCTAAGGCTGTGTAATTTTGAACGTTCGTATATCTAATAAAAACATCAATCATGGCTATAACGGATTTGGCACTATTCAAGAAACACGTGAGAGCTGACGACTTCGCCGACGATGACGAGTATCTTGCTCATATACTCGACACGGCTGAGATGGCCGTCATAACGGCGACCAACAGACCGCTCGAAGAACTTCTGAAAATGGGTGACGGCAATCTACCGACGCCCATCAGGCATGCGGCGATGATGCTCGGTGCTCATTGGTACAACCAGCGAGAGAGCGTGAGCAGCGTCCAGATGCACGCCGTGCCCGATTCGTTGCAGTCATTGATTAAGCCTTATCGAAAACTGGTATGAGAGCAGGAGAAATGAAGTACAGAATACAGCTGCTCAAACCAGTTGCTACAGCCAACGCCTACGGCGAAGAGGCCAACGCCTACGAGCTGCAGAGAACGGTGAGGGCACAGCGTGTAAAGCAGAGCGGCAACCGCAGCGAGGAGGTCGGAGAACACTTCCCCGACTATCGGGCTGAGTACAACATCCGTGACGCGCACCAGGTAGAAGAGAACTGGCGAGTGCAGCAGCTCGGCGGTTATCTGTATACCGTGGTGGCGATCATACCGAACCTCGACCGAGGCATGAAGACATTGATCTGCGAACGAGTGAACGAATAACAAGTCCTATGAATCAAACCGTCAGTGACATCAAAAGGCCGTTCCTCGACGTCTACAAGGCGCTCGACGTGAAGACACAGCGAAAGGCCATGAAGGGTGCCATGCGCCGCGAAGGCAACCGACTGAAGAAAGCCGCCGTAGCCAACCTCGGCAGCAGCGGCATAGGCAAGGGCACCAAGCGCAGTCTGTCAAGCGGCATCTACGTGCGAACCTATCCCGACCGCTACGGTATGGGCTTCATGGTGAGCGTGAAGCCGCACGGCAAGCGCAAGGGCATACACCTGAACCGGCAGAGCAAGGAAAAGCCCGTGCTGATGTGGGCCGAGGACGGAACCAGGTATCGCAAGGCCGGAAGAAGAATTTCTTCGTTCTTCGGCAAGAGCCGTTTTACGGGCAAGAAGATACGGCAATACGTACGAGGCGGTGCGAATCGCGGCAAGATGAAGCGTTACGCTTTCCTCGCCAAGACAGAGCAGCAGACCGCTGACAGCGTGGAGACGAACCTCTTCAACAACCTCCAGGACAACATCGAAAGGGCGGCGAGAAAACAAGGACTCATCTAAAAAAGACAAGCAATGGCAAAGAAGACATCTCTCAGCGCAGGCGCCATCATACGCAATATGCTCCTCTCTGACGAGGAAGTGAAGGCGAAGACAAACAAGGTGTTCCCCGTAGCGACGGATACGGCACAGCTTCCTTACATTCTGTACAGACGTGCAGCGTTGGCACATAACCCAACGAAATCGGGCATGCCGGGTGCAGACACCGTCACGATGGAGGTGGTGTGCTACACGGCGCAGTATGCCGAAGGCGTAGAACTTGCAGAGGCTGCACGTGCAGCGCTCGATTACAGACAAGGCGAACTCGACGGCATCCGTATGCGCAGTTGCATTCTCGTCGATAGCGAGGAAGGTTATGAAGATGATGCCTACGTGCAGCAGCTTGTATTCCAAGTGAAGATTTAACCATTAAAAACTTATAGTTATGCCAGAAACAGGTAATTATATCAACGGCAGTGACATTCTGCTGAAAGTAGACGGCAAGGCCGTGGGCCACTGCTCTACACACACACTCACGTTCAACTCGGAGACAAAAGACCGAGCAGTCAAGCCTGCAGCGACCGCCGCCAAGGGCAGCGGCCTGTGGAAGGGCAAGGGCGTCACAGGACTCTCCATCTCCATCAGTGCGGAGGGCTTCCGTTTCTACAACGAAACCGAGAACGGCTACGAGCAGCTTGCGCCTTCATGGGGTAAGGGCCAGAGCGTGGATGTCGAGGCCTTCAAGCGTGGCGAAGACGCAAAGCCTTACGTCAAGGGTAAATTTGTTATCGCCTCGATCGAGGAGTCATCACCAGCCACTGACGATGCGACCTACAGCCTCTCGCTGGAGAACGACGGCGAGCCTGAGGTTTACCCGGGCAAGGCAGGCTCGGCTGTAGCTGCAAAATAAAGTGCGAAGACATGAAAAAAGTAGAAATCACAATCAACGGCAAGGCATACCCCTGTAGACAGACTATGGGGGCTATGCTCCGCTTCAAAATGGAAACGGGAAAGGAGGTGTCCGCCATCTCGAACGACGTGACGGACATGTGCACGTACCTGTTCTGCTGTATTGCATCGGCGTGTAAGCATGACGGCGTGGAGTTCGGTCTTTCGCTCATGGACTTTGCCGACAGTGTGACGCTTGATGATGTCGCCGCGTGGACGAATGCCATCAACGGCGACGCTGCAGGCGTTGAGGCTTCGGCTGAAAAAAAAAGTTAGAAATACTTGAGCTGCTGGGGATAGCCGTTGGCAACATCGGCATCCCCTATTCTGATTTTTGCGGCTTCACGCCCGAGGAGTTCGACCATATCTACAGGGCGTGGAACGAGCAGCAGGAGGCACAGCTTCGGGACAGATGGGAGTGTATGCGCATGATGGCGACGATAGCCCTGCAGCCGCATGCAAAGGGCAACCTGACACCGCAGAAATTACTACCGCTCCCGTGGGAAAAGAAAAAGCCGATGCAGAAAGCACCGGCTGTATCGAAAGAAGAGGCGTTAAAGCGTTTTGAGGAAGTGTTGGGAAAAGTAGGAAATGACTAAAACCAAGCTTCCCAAGGGACGTTGTGGTATCCAGGTTCATCGGGATGGGTGGTACTTGCCCCGTCAAGGGCAATCCAAAACACTACCGTACTAATGGCAGTGGCGACCAAAGAATAAATATTCAACCCAAATGGCAAGCAGCTTAATATGGAAACTACCAAAGCCAACAACGCCCAACGAGAGATACATGCCCAACGTTTACGCCTTTTGTCGTACTTCGTTAGCTCATCTTCACCGATAATCTCAAAACTGATTTCGGCTTTGATTTCCTTTGGATGTTTTGTTACTTCATTTGTTTTCATTGTATTGTACCTTTTGATTTATATCGCAAAGATGCAAAAAATATCGGTTACTTAGTTACTTATACATTAAAAATATGGCAAAAGAAATAAAGTTTAACATTAAACTGCACATTGACGGCAAAGAGCAGTTGGTTTCCGCTACATCGACAGTGGAAAACTTGCGCGGTGCCGTCAACGTCGCCAAATCGGACATACAGAAAGCCAACGCCGTTTTTGTGAACTTCAACCAACAGGTTATGAAGCTTCAAAACATCAATGGCGCAGTGCAGCAGCTTGCCTCAACGCTTAACAGCGTGACAGAGGAAAGCCGCACATTTGGCGCAGCCATGAACGTAGCTAACACGATGGCAGGAAAGAGCGGTGACGATTTTGCCAAGCTCAAAGGGCAGGTAACCGAGTTGTCGAAGACTTTGCCGATTGCACGTGACCAACTCGCAAACGGCTTATATCAAGTAATAAGCAACAGTGTGCCTGAAAACAACTGGCTAACATTTCTCCAGAAGTCAGCAAAGGCTTCCGTAGGTGGTGTTGCAGACCTCGGCGAGACTGTCAAAGTAACCTCTACTATCATAAAGAACTACGGTCTTTCATGGGATGCTGCGGGAGATATACAGGACAAGATACAACTTACCGCCAAAAATGGCGTAACCTCTTTTGAGCAACTGGCACAGGCACTCCCGAGAGTGACAGGCAATGCTGCAACGCTGGGTGTCAGCATAGACGAGCTCATGGCGACATTCTCTACGCTTACAGGAGTGAGCGGCAATACCGCCGAGGTGTCAACGCAACTCGCAGCTGTATTCACCGCGCTTATAAAGCCTTCGAGCGAAGCAAGCAAGATGGCAGAGCAAATGGGCATATCGTTCAACGCTGCATCCATCAAAGCAGCTGGCGGTCTGCAGAACTTCCTGGCCGATCTTGACAAGAACGTAAAGCAGTATGCGCAAAAGAGCGGTATGCTGGAGCAGGAGATATACGGAAAGCTATTCGGTTCAGCAGAAAGCCTTAGAGCATTGGGGCCACTTACCGGGCAGCTTGCTGCAAAGTTCGGGGAGAATGTGGATGCCATGAAAGGCAGCGCGGGAACCGTCGATGATGCTTTCGGCAAGGTTGCCAATAGTGGGTCGGCAGCATTCCAGATGTTCCAAAACCAAATGAGCGAGTACACCGATGCCGTAGCGTCGGCGGTAAGTGGCATTATGCCAGCCGTGAATATTATGGCGAAGTTGGGAAACACCGCCGTTTCCATTCTTGCGCTCAACAAGGCTTTGCAAGTCTTTTGCGGCATAAATGCCATTGCCAAGGCCCGAATTATCGCCACCAATACAGCGGCATTGATATGGAACGCTACATCAATAAGGGTAAATGCCATCGTAAAGGTAATGTCGGCTTCTTTTCGTGGGGCGGCGGTGAGTGCCACAACGCTGAAACTTGCAATGCAGGGTTTGTTGGTTTCTACGGGTGTGGGCATAGCCATTGTTGCGCTTACAGAAGTAATCAGCGCATTCTCCTCGAAGTCCTCGGAGGCTAAAGACAAAGCAAACGAGCAGGCGGAAGCGATGAAGGAAATGAACAGCGCAGCCGACGAGGTGAAGAATGCCTATGACAGCACGCTAAAGTCCACCTATTCGGAGCTCATGTCGAAATACGACAAACTCAAGGAGGGATGGAAGGCTTTGTCTACCGAACAGCAGAAGATGCAATGGATAAAGCAGAATCAATCCGCTTTCGGCGAACTTCGACTGAAGATAAACGACGTCTCGGAAGCCGAGAACATCTTTAACAACAAGACAGACGCTGTGGTTGAGGCTTTCAAGCAAAGAGCTATGGCAGCTGCATACGCTGCGAAGCTCGCAGCATTATACCAAAAACAAATCGACCTGCTTGACAAGAAAAAGAAGGTAACTAAGAGTATTTCCGACGATGCCAAGAATAGCGGAAGAAACGCCAAAGAGGGCGACATCGTGCCGGAAAACTGGCGCAACGAGCGCTATGGTAAAGTTGGTAACGATGGAGAATGGAGATTTACCAAAATAGGCGCAGAAAGATACAACGGCACAAACGTTTCGGGCAACAAACAAATTTATTCAATAGACAAGAGTCTCAACGCCGTCAATCAAGAAATTACCGACACCCAAAAACAGTTAGCCGAGAACCTGGAGGCAAACAAGGGCTTTATTACAGCAGGCAAGCCTGTTGGTAATATTGCCAACAACACCGCCACCAACACACCCTCCGCTGTAGAGCCGAAAACGTACATCGAAAAGCTGCAGGCGCAGCTGTCTGCTGCTCAGAAGACCAAGGACAACGCCCTGACCATAGAAGCGCGAGTGGAAGCCGACGCAAAGGTGAAGAAGATACAGGCAGAGATAGACGAGGCGACAAAGGGCAAGGTTTCAATCGAAGCCGCCACAGAGCCGACCTATATCGTGGCAGGATCCGCCGCCGATAAACGCAAGAGCTACAGCAACGCACAGCAACGCATCGGCAACATTCGCCAGGACTACGACTCTGGACTGATAGACAAAGCCTCAGCACAGAAAGCTATTGCCGACATCAACGAGCAGTTGTCTGCGCTCGGGTTGAAACCTATCGAAGTGCACTTCAAGACACCTATCGAAGAGTTGCAAGAGCAACTGCAGAATGCACAGCGCAGTCTCGATGAGGCTACAACCATCGAGGCGAAAGTCAAAGCCTCAGCAAAAATCGCAGAAATACAGGCCGAGATAGACAGAGCAACAAAGGGCAAGGTTTCTATCGCCGCCGAAGTAGAACCAGAATACATCGAACAAGGCTCCGTCGCCGACAAGCGTCAGAGCTACAGCAATGCGCAGCAGAAAGCAAGCCGCATTCAGTCGGACTTCGAGATAGGCATCATCGGCAAAGATGAGGCTATGGAACAACTCGAAGATCTGGACGCAGAGCTGACGCAGCTCGGACTGAAGCCACTGAAGATAGACATCAAGACAAGTGACATCGACGATGCGAAAAAGAAAATGGAAGGAGCGTGCTCAGCAGCCAGCGCAATGGGCAGCAGTCTTTCTTCTCTCGGTAATGCGATAGGCGTGCCTGAGCTGAATGTTGCAGGAGTGCTGGCGCAATCTATTGCGGTAATGACTGAGGGGTTCGCTACGGCGACTGCACAGGCTGCAACGCTCGGCCCTTGGGCTTGGATAGGCTTTGCTGCTACCGGCATAGCCCAGCTTGCCGCAATGATTTCTGCAATGAAAAACCTCAACGGCTTCGCCTCGGGTGGCGTAGTCGGCGGAGGCTCCACCTTCGGAGACCGCAAGTTCGCCCGTGTCAACAGTGGAGAGATGATCCTTACCAAATGGCAGCAGGCTCGTCTCTTCCAGATGATCAACACGCCAAAGTATACACCGCCGATATTCACACAGAGAACTCTGCCGGACATACAGACAGCACAGACAAGCAGGCAGAGCATTGATGGCATACGCCTCGAAATAGGCATCAAGGGCAAGACGAGAGGCACGGAGCTGGAGCAGACAATAAGTAATGTGCGCAGGATAGCCGCCAAGTCGGGCCGACGCTCAAATCTTTCATAATCACGACTATGTACATACACGGACAATTCATTAATCAGAAGGGCAACACTATCACCGTGGAGATATTGTCGCACGGCGACCGTACCGAAGAGAAGATCATCGGTACGGAAGCCGGAGGCATATACTTCCAGGAGGACGCCGTGGAGATAACAGACGAGATGAACGACACGTTCGACCATCTCCTGCGTCACAGTTGCACGGTACGTCTCCTTTGCCGGAGCTTCATCAGTGATTTTTACAACAAGTCATGCCGTAATACTGTAGTGAACGTACTGCGTGACGGGCAGATCGTCTTTGCCGGCTTCATTGAGCCGCTTGTTTTTTCGCAAGGTTACAATGAAGAGTACGACGAGGTAGAACTGAACTGCATCGACGTGCTCTCAAGTCTGCAATACTCACGCTACCTCAACGTTGGCGCTCCGGGCGTTGAATATACAACCATCAAGGACAACGCTGAGCAGAAAACATTCCTGCAGATTTGTTCCTCCATCCTTACAGCCGCAACGGAATCACTTGTTATCAGCAACGCTGCACAGCATCCCATACGCCTCTACTACGACAGCAGCAAGGTTCTCGACAGCGACGAGACCGACCTTACATCAGTATTCTCGCAAATTTCAATCTCAGAGCTTCTCTTCCTCGGCGACGAGGAAGACGACGTATGGATGCAGGACGCAGTGCTCGAAGAAATAATGCGCTATCTCGACCTTCATATTGTCCAGGATGGTGCAGCCTTCTACGTATACTCATGGGAAACATTGAGCCGCAAGAATACAAGCATACAATGGCGAGACCTGCTGAGCGAGGACGTCAAGACGTCCGAACGCAATGCGATAACCCTGCGTACAGACATCGTGGCCGACACGGAAACGCAGATAAACATTGATGAGGCTTACAACAAGCTCGTACTAAAGGACAATGTAACGAGCATGAAAAACCTTATCAGCAGTCCGCTTGAAGAAGACGATCTGACTTCTCCATTCTCCGGGAAACAGAAGTACATGAGAATGATCACTTCTCCAGCAGAAGGAAGGACGGCACGAGAAGCCTTCTGTATGGCATGGAAAGAAAAGCCATCGGAATGGGGCAAGGCTTACGTCACAGACTGGTATATAAGGGTAATGACTAACAGAAAGTGGACGTTCTATCCGCAAGTAGTGCTCGGTGCTACCAGCGACACATCGTACTTTCCCTACTCCGGCAACAACGAATGGCAGAACGTACTACCAGACGCCATCGGCAGGGGCAGAGGAACGGCCCTTCTGAAGGTCGGATCCGTAGAGAAAAAGATGGACGCAAAGGACAACTCCATGCCCGGAAAGCCGGACATGGAAACGTGGCTTGTGCTCGGCGTAAGACAGGCGCAGTCGAGTCAAGGCATCACAAGTAAAGGACTCATGGAGAGAATACCCTGCGCCGTATACGAGAGCAACGCCGCTCCGGGCGTTTACTCGCCAGCCGACGACAGCACAACGAACTACCTCGTAATATCCGGGAGTATCGCATTGACACCGACACGCGAGCTTTCGTGCCCGCCCTATAAAGAAACCGTATTATACAGCGATAGCGACCTGCACACTGTAGCCGGCCCGGACGGCAAGGAATATTACTCTCATCAGTTCTACAAGGCAGAGACTCCGTTCTCGTACCCCATGCTCAACAAGACCATCGGCAACGGCTTCATTCCGTTCTCAGGAAAGACGCTCAAAGAGTGCCAGATGAAGAGAAACAAGTACTTAGACAAGGTCGACGATGTGTCGAAGTTTCGAGTTTTGTGCTGCATGCTTGTGATAGGAGAAAAATGCCTCGTAGAAAAGAACCTCGGACAGACATTCTTTAACGGCGACACTCCCGGCACGGGCAACGGCACGCCGAAAGACTATGCGTGGAGGCCGTACAAGACCAGGGAAGAGTGCGGAAGCGACAAGGAATACTACTCGCAGTCGTTCACCATCGGCTTCGACCCGAAGATTGACGACTACATAGTAGGCACGGAGTTCAGTATACAAAACAACATAAGTGTAGGCATGAACATAGACGCTGAAGGCATGGCCATTCCGATAGGCAAGTCTAACGGTCTGCAGGGCAAGATGAAATTCACTATCCTTTGTCCGGCATGGTCTTTAAGATTTAGCGACATCGGAGGTTTTAATGCCGGACCGTCGGGAGTCGTCGTATCAATGCCGCCATGGGAAGATAACGGCACATACAAGCCACTTGTCAAAGAGATTATTCTGAGCTACGTGGAGAATATCTGCATCAAGAACTTCGAGATGAAGCTGTACAGCGACAACGACAACTACGAGTCGCTCGAAGACAACGACATCATATACGCAAGCGACACCGACGAAGACTTCTGCAACGTGAAGGATGATATCGAATTCAAGATAACGTCCGGGCTGACAGGCGACGAAGCATATGCCATCGGCGTGAAGACCGGACTGAATATCTCGGCACCGTTCAACTTAAAAACGGAAAGCCGGCTTCTCGACATCTACGACCGCAACACCGGCAACACGGCGAAGCCCGAGCAGCACTACGTGTCGAATCATTACGACGACTGCCATGTGCCGCGTGTAGCGATGACGCAAAACCTCGAAGACGAGAACGACAACGTCGGACTGTTCAACAGATACCGACACGAGGCTATGGGCAAGGACTTCTGGGTAACTGGCATAAGCCGGAATCTCGCGGAAGGCACGGCAGTATTGAAACTGCGAGAAATCTATAAAAGGTAAGCTATGATAAAAGTAAAGATGTACACCAAGCCAAAGACAGCGGCCGGAGCTACAACAAGTTCTGGAGGCGGTGTTGTATATGCCAACACACCGGCTTCGGGAAGGGCTGGCTACGCTGATAAGGCAGGACATGCCGCTATCGCTGATGAAGCTAAGTATGCCGATAAAGCAGATATTGCGGAGAACGTGAATATAGAGGCCGAAGTGTTCCGGCACTTTCTGCGCTCTGATGAAGAGGACACAGCCGAAAAACGCATCACCTTCGCAGAAGGACTGTCTTCTGAAGCCGCAAGCACTTTTAAGAAGCTCCTGACGCTCCTCGGAGGTCTCACTCTTTCGGACGGAATTCATGGCATCACGGACGAAGGCGTAGCCACTCTCAAGAAGATGGTGTCGGCGGCATTCAAACCCGGTGTCGGCGGCAAGGGTTTCATGCTCGGCGACACTTACGGCACAACGACGGACTCGTATCTGGAGGTAGACCGTCTGCTTGTTCGCAAGGCTGCGGAGTTCGTGAAGCTCGTGATACGCGAGCTGCAGAGCGTCGGCGGCGAGATAGTCCTGTCGCCTGCGTCGATGAAAGTGAGCAATGTCGAGAGTATCCCGAAAGGTTCGACGAGTCCAGACTATGAGAGCGGAGCTCCCTACGAAATGACGCGATGCTACTTTCTGCAGAAGACCGGAGACAGGGAGATTGTGAATCAATTCGTGGAAAACGACCTCGTGCGCTGTCAGACATTCAATATCAAGACCGGCACAAGCGAGAGCGCAAGAAACAGATACTACTGGCGCAGGGTTCACGCTGTTGGATCAGACTATATCGACGTCGTCAATAGTTCGGGAGAAGGAACCGACCAGCCCGCAGCAGGTGACGAGCTTGTTCAGATGGGCAATACGACGGACGCGGCACGCCAGTCGGTCGTTGTCCTATCGGCATACGGAGCGGATGCACCATCATTCAAGATGTACTACGGCGTAAATAGCTACTCGTTAGAGAATAAGGAGGTCTTTGTCCTGTCACGTCAGGAGATGTTCTCAATAGCCGACAAGTTTAAGTTCGTTACGCGCAATGCTAATGGCGAGATAAAAAGCACGCAGTCGTTTGCGGAGCTTGTAATGTCCGTGGATGGACTCAGAACAACGGTCTCCAACCAAATAGCAGCGGTTAGTTCCTCTATAACGCAGACCGCTACACAGATATCTCTGAAGGTGGGCCGCACTCTTGCCGAGCGACGCAATCTGCTCGTTGGCTCGTTGTTCCGCAAGCAAGGTGAAGGATGCTATCTTTTAAGGTCTAAGATATATCGCACGTCGGCGCATGATGGTGCCAATGTGATATTCGCGCCCGATGCCAAGACAGGCGGTGCGCGATGGGGTGAAGCATCGAACTCTCGCAACATACACGTCACTAAGGGCAAAACGTACACACTGGCGTTCTGGGCACGCACGAAGTCTGCCAAAGTAGAAATTACGGGAGAGGCGGTGTGGCACAGATCGGCAACCGACACGTCGCGACCAAGTGGATATACCGGTCCGAAGGGTAGTGCGAATTTAGGCGGAGTAACGATAACGCAAAGCAACGGATGGTATCTCTACCAGCGCACATTCACTGTGGCAGCGAACGCCCCGTATGAGTGGATTTCCGTGGCGTGCGTGAAAGTGGAGGCATCTACTGCGAGTCAGCAGGTGTACATCGCCCAACCTATCCTCATAGAGGGTACGGCGGAGGACTTTATGTGTTGGAGCGCATCGCCTGACGACTACGACTATATCGGGGGCAACCTGCTCGACAATACACGCACATTTAATAAGACTGGCAACCTAACACGAATGGATGCGTCAGTGGTCACTAACGAGTCGTACAACAATGGATGCTCGGTAATATATGCCAACGCTGCTTCCAAATACATTGAGATGGCGCAGTGGAACGTTAGCTCTATCATCAAGAAAGGTGAGGACTATATGTTCTCGTTTATGGCAAAAGGTAGTGGCAACATCGACGCATACATGTGGAGTGGATCTAATCTAAGCATATTCGCCGAAGACAGCGAGCGCGATACAACGACAAGCAACGCCGACGGCGGACGTCGCTTCTATCTCACAAGCGAGTGGAAGCGATATTGGGTACACTGGCGTTCGGAGGGCACTGGCATACCTAACTATGTCCTCATCCGTTGTATACAAGGCAGTAAGGCGTGGGTGACGATGCCGAAGTTGGAGGTGGGAGCAACGCCTACCGACTGGATAGAGTCGGCAAACGGCTATGTCGAGGACAGTGGCATTGCAGCCAAGCTGCTGCGCACAGGCATCGACATCGAGCAGGATAAGATTGTCTTCACGTCTGACAACGCCGTGTTCCGCGATAATTCAGGCCAGGAAGTTGCTGCGTTTAAGGACGGCGCCATAAACGCCGACTTGGTGAAGGTTACGCAAATGGAGACAAAGGCTGAGGGCGGAGCGACTATCAAGATTCACAACGGACTGCTGGAGGTAGCAGGCACTATAGGCAAGACTAACATACGCTTCGGTGTGAACGAAAACGGCATGGCGGTGATGCAGTATCTCGACAATGCAGGCAATATACTTTACGACCTTGGTCCTGGCGGCTGGGATGCTTCGCGGTTCTCTGAAGCTGTGGTTGCGAGAATCGGCGTCATGCCGGCTACGGAATGGCTTGGCACTACAAGTTTTACGGAAATCAAGACGTATGAGGTAGGAAGCTATAGCGTCAAGCTGTCGGTAGCCACGGCAAGGGCAGGAAGAATTATATTCGGAGCCTTGGACGGGATAGAGCAAGAAGGCGTGCTTGGTGAGACATCGGTACCTGCATCTTATAAGAATTTCTATCAATATACAGCGGCATGCAACAACGGCAAGTGTATGCCTGACGAAGACAGAGGTCTGACAACAGAGGCTCTTGCGCAGCAGGCTGACGGCAAATACTTTACGAGCGAAACGCTTTTGGCAAAGAACGGTAGTCTGATAAATCTCGCAAGTGGTGTGTATTTCTTTGTCGGAGATAAGACAGAAAAGACGGAAGCTCCGAGCACGGGTGGGAAATTCCCGGATAGACGATTGAGCTACAGTACGTTCAGTAACGGCAAGGCACGGTCATCGTGGGTATACAGCAGAACATGGAGAAAGGTGTAAAACATTAAAGCATGAGCTACGCTATCGACGCGACGGAGGCTGCGCGATACTCAACATCGTAAAAACATTATTCATTTAAATCTATAAACATGGAAATAAAAGTAAAGAGAATAGCACGACGTGACACCTACACTATAGGTAAGATGTACGTCGACGGCGCATACGTCTGCGACACGCTCGAAGACAAGGACAGAGGACTGACATCTAATATGTCGGTGGCGCAGATTAGCGGCATGAAGGTACACGGAGAGACAGCCATACCTACGGGCAGATACCTCGTCGACATGAAGACGGTATCGCCGAGGTTCGGAGGTCGGGCGCAGTATCTGTTCTGCAAGGGCCGACTACCGCGACTGTGCAATACGCCTGGCTACCAAGGCGTACTTATTCACTGCGGTAACACGGCGAAGGACACGGATGGCTGCATCCTTGTCGGAGAAAACAAGGCGGTCGGACAGGTACTGAACTCAACGGCAACGTTCCGCAAGGTATACACCATGCTGAAGGCTGCGGAAGAAAGAGGAGAACAGATTTGGATAACAATCGAATAACACGAAAACACAATATAAAATGGCAGGAAATATCACTACAAGTACAGGTAAGGCTTTCGTGGTCGGTACCATGAGCACGGAAGCGCTTACCGCTTTGTTCGATTTACGTTGGATGCTCGTTCTTATCGTCGTTCTTATCGTCGCCGACTTTTGGTTCGGTGTGTCGGAGAGCATTAAAAGGCACGAACACTTCCGCTTTTCGAGAGCTGGGCGCAGAACGTGCAACAAGGCGGTGGACTACGTTACATACCTCATACTCGGCTCTGTGCTCGGCTTGGCTATCTTCGAACCGCTGGGCTGGGCGAATCACGTCACAACGGCGGCTATCGGTTTGGGCTTCGGCTGCATTTGGGAGATTGACAGCATCGTAGGACACGTATGCGCATTGCACGGCATCAAGAATACATTCTCCATCAAGCGGTTTGCTATCTCGCTCATTAAGAGCAAGAATAAGAACATCGGCGAAGCGGTGGAGGATGCAGTGGATGAGGATTGTAAGAGATAGTTAGTTTAATGTAGGAGAGCGTTCTTTGACTTGTTGGAATACCGCAGATCGACCATTTGTACACTTGCTGCATATAGTGTAAATTGTTTTAGATCTAATATGATTAAATGCAATAATATATTAAATTATAGTAAAATAAACGACTATTAGCATTAAAAACTTGTACTTTTTATAAAAACTTATTACTTTTGTAATCGAAATAGGCAGGTAAATCCTAAATTAAGAGTGATAAGTGTCATAAGTGTATTGCAAATGCACCTCTTTTAGGGTCTGCCTTTTTTCGTATATATACCATAAGTAATATTTGAATGAATGTATATTTAGACGAAAGTGGAGATTTAGGATGGGTCTTAGATAAACCATATAGAAATGGTGGGTCCAGTCGTTTTATGACGATTGCATTTGTCGCATGTCCTGCCGAGAAAAAACATCTTTTACGAAGAATTGTTGTTGATGTCTACAGAAAGACAAAGACTGATCCAAAAACTGAATTAAAAGGAAGTTCTTTGTCAGTAAAAGACAAATGCTATTTTGCAGAAAAAGTAAGAAAACTTGTTAGCATGAATCCTGATATACACATAGGTGCTATAACTGTAAATAAAAGCAGAGTTCAACAACATATCAGAAAAGATGGTAATAAGTTATACAATTATATGATACGCTTATCTGTACTTGATTGTATCAAAAACGAATTGATTGTAAATCTGATAAGGGATAACAAGACGGTTAAAGTAAAATCGGGTAATAGTCTTATAGATTATTTACAAACGACACTATGGTTTGACATGAATTGCTCTACTCGAATCATAGATATGCCCTCAGACAGCAAGCAGGTTAAAAATTTAATATTCATTGATTGGATGAATAATTTAATTTGGGGCAAATACGAAGACAATAATGATAAACCATTCAATATCTTACGCAACGTTATAACATCACAGAAATTGTTTTTTTAACACACACTAAATATTAAAAAGAAAAGCGGTATTCCGACAAGCGGAGTACCGCTTTTCTTTTTAATAAGCAAATGGTTATGCAAAAAAGTCTTATCATGGTACCATGGCTATTGCACCATGATACCTTTATTTTGTTATTTTATCTCGGGAATATTGCTTACAGCCTTACGTTTCATCTCGTCTGCGACCTTAGCGTATATCTGTGTCGTCTTGATGGACGTATGCCCAAGAATTTTAGACACCGTATATAAGTCTGCACCGTAATACAGCAAAAGTGTAGCGCACGTGTGGCGGTGGTAGTGCACAATTTAAGCAAAAGCAACGGAAAGTGAAGATGAGAGAAATGAACTGCA